GCTGTGCGGTCAGTTCGCCCTTGTCACCGCCGGCAGGGCGCTGCGCTGCGAGGCGTGCTTCGGCCAGTTCCTTGGCGAGCTTGTTCAGGTCTTCATTGATGACATCGACCTTGGCGACAGCATCCTCGGCCGCGTGGCCCTTCTTTTCCAACTGCGCCAAGCGCTCGTCGTTCGCCTTCTTGAACTGTTCCCAGGCCGTGAGTTGCGCTTCGATGGCGGATTTGATTTCCTGTTCCATCATGTGTCCTTTCAGTAGGCTGCTTTCAGCCGGTTCAGGAGGTCAAGCCCGCTGTCGCCATCACGGCGCTCCGGTGCTTGCTTGATTCTGGCGATCAAGGCTTTCGCCTCGCGCCATGAGAATCCCATCTCATCACGCAGATAGGATTCGATTTCTTTGAGCGATTCCAGGTCTTCGATCGACTTGACAGACGACACTCGAGCCAGTCGATTTGCCGGGAATGTCACAGGCGAGATTTCGACCAGATCAACCCGCTTGAGCCTGCGCCGCGGGTCTTCCGGCTTCGACCTCGGCTCCCATTCCTTCGGTATGTATCCGATGCTCAATCCGTCGATCGCAGGCCGCGGAGACATCTTCATCAGGGTATAGAGTTCCTTCCCGCGCGGCGTGTCCGCCAGGGTTCCGGAGGCTTTGAGACCGGTCCCATCCTCAGCCAGGTCTGTCCATACTCCGATCGGCGTCAGGTCATCGGCGCCCAATCCCCACCCGCCATGCTGCGAGAGCATCGCCGGCCACGGTTGTTTTCCTGCACGAGCGTCCGACAGGTAGGAGGCGAAGGCGCCCGGCTCGATCACGTCGCCATATGCATCCACGTTACCGAAAACAGCGCCATAGCCTGAGAACGACATAGCGTCGGCAGATGTTCCGCTGAACTTCAACTCGACGAGCGAGCAGGCCGTATGTTTCATGTCGTTCCCTTTCAAATCAACCCGCACAGCATAAGCGATTCTACTTCTTCCGACGGCGCGCGGTCACGCGGTTTGCGCGTCATCTTCCAGTACGGTAGGTAACGCGCTGCTTTCGTCCCTTCCGGCACCGATACCTGCTCCTGCTGATATACGCCACCGCCCTGGAATACCGTCGGCTGGAATACGCTCGCCATGCTATGCCGTCCGCTTCCAGAAATACACGGTTACGTAAGGCTGCACGATGCTCATTGCGCTGCCAGTGAATGTGCTCGCCACGCTGCCGGCCGGCGTTCCTCCGCTTACCGATTCCGTCGCTCCGCTCAGAGTATGGTCTGCTGGCTGAGTTACGGAATGGGTAAGCGTTGCCGATGGATTGCCAGACGTGACTTGATTATTAGTCACGCTGTGCGTGAGCGCAGGCGTCGAGTGCGTATGGTTTGCGAGCGTAAGCGTGCTGGTAGTCGATCCGCGCTGCGTTGATCCCGCGCTTGCCTGCCCCGTGGTATTCGCCGCGTGATCTCCGACTGCTACGTTACTGGTGACGGTATGCGTATGTGCTGCATGGTCAGCGACAGCCGTTCCGCTGTGCGCACTCGCCGCAAGCGTTCCAGTGCCATGCGAATGACTGGATAACGCTGATCCTGTGAATGTGCTACCAACGCTGCCGGATGGCGTTCCGGTCTTGCTTCCTCCGGTTTCCTCGGCCGTGTCGAAGTCCGTGTCACCGCTATCCAGGCCAACGAGCACGCGACCGGCGCCGAATGCCGCCCATGTGCCATACCCTAGCAGCGTTCCAGGATTGGTAGGCACCACTCCAATAAACACGGAACCGACAGGAAAAGCCTCACTTCCGCCTGGAGGCGAACTCCATGAGGCTGTCGTGCCATTCGTGCCGAGGTACTTCCCGGACTGATTCGTCTGCGCCGGCAATACCTGATCCGCGGTCGTGCTGTGCGGGTTTGATGTGCTGATGATGTGCGACTGAATATTGGCGTTTGCCGGTTCGTATGTCCCTTCTCCGTCAATAACGTGATCGTCATTCCAATCGCTCGCTTGCACCTGCGACGTCCCATCGTCAGGTCCGGCAGCGGTTGTGGAATGATAGACGCGCATCTCAGCCGTCCCGCTCCGTCTGCGTAGTGCTCACGATGTTTCCTGAACCGTCTCGCGTAACACTGGAATCCGTCACGCGCTCCGGCATGCCGGTGATCTTCATTTCAGATACCGCAGGCATTACTGCTTCGAAATGCACCTCCGGCGCTGCCACATCGACCTTTACTTCCGGAGTCGTCACATTTACCACGGGCGCAGGACCTTGAACGGAATTCACGGTCACGCTAGGCGCTTCCTGCGCCGGTACAGCATTCGTTACCTGCACCATGCTCTCAGGCAAGTGCAGATGCGTATCACCTGACCGTACTTCGACATGCGGAGGTTCGTTGCGCTGCATCGACATGAATGCAGAAAGCATAGACTTGAGTTCGGCAGCGCGTGCTTCGCTCTTGGCCGATGCTTCCTTCGCAGCGCTATCGTCAGGCGGTTCGGGTACAGGGTCAGGTTCCGCGCCAGCGATCGCCATGTTCATCGGCACGTAGTAATCGTCGCCTTCCTCGTAAGGATTACGTTCCTCTAGTTCGCGTATCTCGTTCGGATTCAGCGCTCCGATTCCATACATGACTTGGTAATACTTCGCGCGCTCAGAATGAGAACCACGCAGCAGACTGGTCACATTGAATTTGAAGTAGTACCCTTGCGCGCGCTCTTGTTCCGTCAGCAACTGCAGGTCCAGCCGTTGCTCAATGCGTTTGTACCACGGGCCCATCGTGTGGATTGCGTGCGCCAGGAACATCTGCTCCGCGCTCGCATAGGTCGATGTATTCGCCGCCTCGCCGACCATAATTGGGAGTACGCGATAGAACCGGCATACCTCGGCAACCTGGAATCGACGCACTTCGACCCATTGCGCCTGGTCGTTCTGCATCGCTCTAGGTGTCCATTTCAACCCGCCCCACAGCAGCGCAGTCCTGTATGCGTTGCCTAATCCAGCCTGCGTCGCTTCCCACGATGCGCGAAGGTCTTTCACTTGCTGTACCGTGAGTTGAGATTCTGTCGATAGCAACCCGCCCACGGTCGCGCCGTTTTTGAACATGCGCGAACCATGTTCCTCGGTCGCCATCGCAAGACCGATCGCCTCTCGTGCAAGCCTCACTCCATCAAGACCTTCCCATCCGTTCCATGACGGGCCATGCAAATGCAATATCTTTTCAGGTGCTACTTCTTCTTCCAATCCACCATCCTTGAACGTCACGAAATACCGCGGCGCGAAATCGTCGCCGCGTTCCGTGCGTACCTGATGCGGAGCAAGCGGCAACAGTTCCGTCTTTCCTGCCCGCGTCCCGTTCGCCCGGTTTATGTACGCATAGGTACGGTTCGAGATCGCCAGATGCATCCCTGCAGTCTCTCGCCACTCGAACGACGTCAGCCACTTCGACGGCGACTTAGATACGACGTCGAACAGCGGATGATCGGACGCTTCTTCAGATCCGCGATCAAGTGCTCGGTGCAGTTTCAGCGGGACCTGCGCAATGCCATCAGCAATCACGCGTGCGCATGCCATCGCAGTACTAGCCTGCAAGGCAGTCTCCCACGTCACGCGCACCCCTGACTTGGCAGCGGCCTGGCCGAGCAATTCCAACGCCAAGTCTGCTGACGTGATGGACTTGCGCGACCATGGCCAATGCCATCCCATGACAACTACCTATCAGGCATCAGGGACGATATCATCGAGCGCTTTGGCAGACGCTGCCAGACGATCGAGCGCTTCTGTCGCTTCCACCGGAACTTCCACGTCGGCCAGAGCGGCCTGCAGTTCGGAGATGCGATTCAGGATTTCAGCTTGCGCCTTCTTGAGTTGCGCATCCACCGCCGCGAGGTTTGCAGATATTTCGGAGAGTTTCATGATTACTGTCCTTTCAAAGTTTCGAGAAAACCAAGAGTCGAATATTCCCATGCTACCATGCCTCAATGCCAACCGCATTGCCACCAGCAGGATTCAACGCCATGAGACTGACAGCGTTGAACGTAGCCATCAATGGGTCAATCTTCGCCGTTCCACTTGCTTGCTTCGTAATCAAAATCGAATTCGCCCGCGGCTCTACTCGCGCATTGCCAACGCACCATGACATCATCGGCCTGCCGGCGTGATACATTCCGCCATCGGCAAGCTTTCGCTCCGCCGTCTTGATCGCACCTCCTAGCCGCCATCCCTGCGATACGCCTACTACCTTCTTCTGCGGCACCTGCGCATTCACAAGTTCGTCCAGGATCGTGCCAATGCCAACCGGATCAACTCCTATCTTGTCCAGCAGCGCAGCCGCTTCTATACGTGCCGTGATATCTGCCACTTCCTCGGCGTCTCGCCCAGGTTCATCGATGATCGTCAGGTCGCCGTCGCGTTCAAAGTCACGGAAGCGTGCCGCCTCGCTCTTCCTGCGCTCCAACACAATGTAATTGATCCATGCATGGGTCCAAAGCAACCACTCGCGCGTATCACGGTGGCGCCCGATCGCCGCATAGCCGAGCATGTCATCGAGTCCACCACCGTCAATCCCAACATCGATCACGTCGCAGTTCTCCATCACATAATCCAGCGTGATGTCGGTACGTGCGCGCCGTTGCCAGTAATCCGCCCCTGCCCACCGATCGGAGCGAAGCGCCAGCCCGATCTCGACGTTCAGATGCTTGGCATAAAACCCGATTAGAGATTCCTCTCCGGCTTCTTCCGCCTTGCGCAGTTCGCGCTCCAGGAACAACTTATCGACCGATGCTCCGAGGTTAGGATTCGTTACGATGAAATGCTTCGGGTCCGCGTACTCCTTCGCATCGATGATCGACTGCGGGAACTCATAAAGCACGGGAAGGAATTGCGGATCATCAATCCTTCCATCCCTTACACCGCGGGCGTATTGCAACTTCTGCCGGAATATCCCCGCCGGAGGCTCGTCCGACTGCGTCGATAGGTAGATTACGAACCCTTCCGGGCGCGATGCCAATCCACCCGTCGCCTCGCGCAGCATCGCCTCGGCGTTCGGACGCTTGCCGAACAGCCAGAACTCATCGATCAGGACACCAGTAGCCTTCTTGCCGGAGACAGCTTCCGAGTCAGCGGCCACGACCTTGAGCATTGACCCAGTCGTGCGATGCAGGATCGTCCGTGTATGTTCCTGGACGTGCAACAGCGCGGACAACTTATCGTCCTTACGGATCATGTCCCGCGCCGGATAGAACGAGTTGTTCGCAATCTCGATGGTCGGCGCAAGGATCAGGTATTCGGCAGACTCGCGCCAGCCTAAGATGTCTGCGGTCAGCATAATTCCCGCAGCCGACGTGCTCTTTGTATTCTTTTTTGATATGAGCATGAAGAATTCGGTGATCAGACGCCTGCCAGTATCAGGATCATAGGCGCCGAAGATAGCTGACACAAAGTCGAGAATCCAATCTCGACTAATCTCGCCCATCCGTGGCGAGCCTTGCACGTCGGCCACGCGGAGTTGTTTGAAAACGTCAAGTCCGCGCTTGGCGGACTCAGGGAACAACGGGGAAAACGGAATCAGAGATTCACCGCGTAGGATACGGCGCTCCCAATCCGGGCAGGCCGTAGTCCAGGATGTCATCGTGTGCTCGCCACCAGGCGCGGCGGAGGTGCTGGTGCAAACGAGAGTTCATCAGCGGCCTTCTGCGCTCGTTCCTTGGCCCCTTCCCGCGCTCCGTCATACCCACGCTTTGCATGGACGTATTGCGCGGCCGCTACGGCCATCCTGTCGCGCCGTTCAGGTTCAGCCTTAGGGTCGTTCAACACCTTGAGCATGTATTCGAGCGGAGATAACTTTGACCGATTCTTCGCACCTGGAGGCCGGCCAGCCTTGCGCGATACTCTCTGCTCGGTGTAAGGT